AAGTAGGTTCAACTAATCTAGATCTCATAGAAGGTCAGGCAGATTATGATTTTTTTAGATCAAGCGGTGATGGAACGTCAGCAACAACCACAGATCCAGCTAGTGTGTTTGGTATATCCGATGTCCTTGAAGCACAATTAAGATCTAATAGAACACAGACAACACAATCAGATAGTCCGATGACAAAAGTTGATAGATCAACTTATGCAGGATTTTCAAACAAATTATCCAAAGGGACACCCAATCAATACTGGGTAGAGAGATTCATAGATAAGGTTACGATACACGTTTACCCAACACCAGATTCAACAAATGCATCTAAAGATATGCATTTCTTTTTTATAAAAAGAATACAAGATGTAGGAGATTATACGAATGCAACAGATGTACCATTTAGATTTGTGCCTTGTATGGTATCAGGACTCGCATATTATCTCGCACAAAAATACCAACCACAACTCATACAGGCTACAAAACTAGCTTACGAGGATGAGTTTGCAAGAGCACTAGCGGAGGACGGGTCAGCTTCAAGCACACACATTACGCCTAAAGCTTATTACCCAGGAACATAATGGCAAAGTACGCAACAGGTAAATACGCAAGAGCAATATCAGACAGATCTGGTATGGAGTTCCCATACAAAGAAATGGTTAGAGAATGGAATGGTGCTTTCGTGCATGTTTCTGAATTTGAACCAAAGCAACCACAATTAGAACCAAAACCTATGAATGGTGATGCCATATCTTTGAGACATGTAAGACCCGACAGAGTAGAACCTGCTGCTGCAGCGATGCTAGGTAATAATCCTTTTTCTACAATTTCAAGCTCACAAACTGTTACAGTGACAGAGCCGAATCATGGAAGATCCACTGGTAACACCGTTAGATTTAGAAATGTTCAAGGTAGTCCTGGAGGAGTGGCTTTTTCAGTATATGAAAATGCATCAGGCTTTAGCATAACAGTTACGACGACAGATAAATACACATTTACACTGGGGGCAACTCCTAGTATAACAGAGGAAAAGGGAGGACCAACTGTGTCTGCAGGACCAGTTACAATATCGCCATGATTAAAAAATTAAAAAATTTTATTTGTAGTTTATTTAAAATAAAACAATGTGAGTGTCCAGAGGACGAACACATAGAATTATATACAAAAATGCCAGAACCAGAAATACCTGTGCATGAGCCGGAAAAAAGAAAATGTGGAACACATAATAGGTATAAAAAAAGTTGTCCTATTTGTAGAGAAATAGCAGGAGTGTTATAATGGCTGGATTAAGTGCATCAGGATTAAAAACACAGATAAGAAGTTACACAGAAACAGATTCAAATGTTTTAACAGATGCTGTTTTAGAGAATATAATATTAAATGCACAGTATAGAATATTTAGAGATGTCCCTATAGATGCAGATAGAAAACAACAAACTGGTTCAATGGTTGTGGGACAGGATCAATTTAATGCTCCTGCAGGGTGTTTATTTGTAAGAAGCATACAAGTTTATGATTCTACAAGTGCACTAACAGGAGCGAATGATTATTTAGAAAAAAAAGATTATACATATTTACAACAATATGTTCCGTCCACAGAAACTGCAAAAAGAGGCAAACCTAAATATTACGCGATGTATGGTGGAGCAACTGGAGAATCTGATACTACATCGGGTCGTATAGCTTTGGCTCCTACTCCAGATCAAGCTTATAAATTTAGAATACATTTTAATAAAATGCCTGATCTTTTAGAGGGTGATAATACTAATTACATTAGTCTTAACTTTCCAAATGGATTATTATATTGCTGTCTTTCAGAGGCATATGGGTTTCTAAAAGGCCCGATAGACATGTTGACACTATATGAAAATAAGTATAAACAAGAGGTACAGAAGTTTGCTAACGAACAAGTTGGTAGAAGACGAAGAGATGACTATACTGATGGCGCTGTTCGTATACCAGTAACATCAGCAAACCCGTAGGAGAATATATTATGGCAATAACATCGGCAATTTGTAATAGCTTTAAACAAGAACTTTTAGTCGGAACACACAATTTTACGGCATCGAGTGGTAACACTTTTAAAATAGCTTTATATACAAGCTCAGCAACTTTAAATAAATCAACAACAGCGTATAGCACATCAAACGAGATATCTAACACGTCTGGATCTGCATACTCTGCAGGAGGGGCCACTCTAACTAGTGTAACTCCAACTCTAGATTCAGATACTGCGGTTTGTGATTTTGCAGATGTTAGTTTTACCTCTGCAACTTTTACAGCAAATGGTGCATTAATTTATAATGACACACAGTCCGACAAGGCTGTTGCAGCGATAGCTTTTGGTGGTGACAAAACTGTAACAAGCGGAACTTTTACAATTCAATTTCCTACAGCAGATGCAAGTAACGCAATCATAAGATTAGCATAAGGAGGTCCTCCTTATGCCAAATACTTGGAATCAATCAGGCACAACCTGGAACGAGGGTCGTTGGGGCACACAAAATGCTATAACGACTGGTTGGGGTGCTAAATCTTTTAATGAACCAGGGACAACATGGAATGATTTAGGAGACCAACAAGTTAGTTTAACAGGTCTATCGATTACATCTTCAATAGGTTCATCAACAATTTCAACAGAAATAAATCTTGGTTGGGGACAAGACACATGGGGTAATGAAAACTGGGGTGAATCAGGGTTAGTCGTAGAACTTCAAGCACCTGATGCAATTACATTAAACCTAGGTGCTAATGGTTGGAGTAATGCATCTTACGGTGAAAACGGTTGGGGCATGTTTACTGTAAACCCTGCAGATGTAATGGGATTAACAGGTCAAGCTGCAACCGGAAGTGTTGGATCACCAACAATAATTGGAAGTGTAGCTTTTTCTGTTACAGGGGTTGTAACAACATCAAGTGTCGGATCAATCAGTCTTGATGATCAAATCATGGGACTAACAGGTCAAGCGATAACACCTAGCGTTGGTTCTATATCACCTGCAGATGTGATGGGAATGACTGGAGTTTCTGCAACGACATCACTCGGAACCATATCTACAAACAGTAATCCACTTGTGGATGTAACAGGAGTTTCCGCAACATCTAGTGTTGGATCAATAACTCCAGCAGATGTGATGGGATTAACAGGTATCTCTGCAACATTTAGTGTAGGATCAATAACACCAGCAGATATCATGGGATTAACAGGTCAAACTATAACCTCTTCTGTAGCAGGTTTTGGCACGGCCACTGGTTTCGGAATTCAAGCATATTCAGACGTTGACACTGGATCAAATATTTCGTATTCTGATGTTGCAACAGGATCAAATATAACATATAGTGACGTCGCATAGGAGATAATTTATGGCATCAACATTTAGCCCTTTAGGGGTAGAACTTCAAGCAACTGGTGAAAATGCCGGTACATGGGGAACAAAAACTAATACTAATTTAGAACTAGTAGAACAGATATCTGGTGGATTTGATACACAAGCTGTATCGGATTCAGGAGATACAGATCTTTCAGTTACTGACGGTGGAACTGGGGCGACTCTTGCACATAGGATTATAGAATTTACAGGATCTCTTTCAGGATCAAGAAATGTTACTATTCCAAAAGATGTTCAACAACTTTATATTTTAAAAAATTCAACAAGTGGATCACAAAACGTAGTATTTAAATATGTATCAGGTTCAGGAAACAGTGTAACTGTTGCTCCTGGTGCAGTAAAATTAGTTTATGCTACAGCTAATGATGGAACTAACCCAGATATTGATGATTGTGGATTCATAACAGCATCTTCAACAGATACTTTAACAAACAAAACTTTAACAGCTCCAAAAATCGCAGATGCAGGTTTTATTGCAGATGCGAATGGAAATGAACAAGTTATTTTTCAAACCACTTCTTCAGCAGTAAACGAAGTAGAAATTACAAACGCAGCCACAGGTAACGGACCCATCATAGGTGCGAGTGGAGAGACTAACGTAGATTTAAATTTAAATCCTAAAGGTTCTGGTGTTTTAAAATCAGGATCAGCAGCAGTTAAAATTGCAGGGAAAGAAACCATTTGGGTTCCAGCTGCCGCTATGTATGGAGCAACAACAAATCCAGCTGATGCACAACAAGTTGAAACAACAGCTACAAGACCTGATATGAAAGTATTAGATTTTGATGCATCTACGGATGAGTTTGCACAATTTTCAATAGCGATGCCTAAATCATGGAACGAGGGAACATTAACTTACCAAGTATATTGGACACCAGGTTCAACTAATACAGGAGACTGTATTTTTGGATTACAAGCTGTTGCATGTGCTGACAGTGATACGATAGATGTTGCTTACGGGACTGCAGTAAACGTTACAGATGCTGGTATAGGAACAGTTAAGGATCAACAAATCTCATCTGAAAGTGGCGCTGTCACGGTTGCAGGATCACCCGCAGCAGGTGAGTTAACTTATTTTCAATTATTTAGAGACGCAAATGCTGGTGGGGATACTTTTTCAGCCGATGCGAGAGTGCTCGGAGTTAAAATATTCTTCACTACAGATGCTGCTAACGACGCATAAGGAGTTTAGAATATGAGAAAAATACCTGGAGAAAATTTAACCGCAAACGGTAAATCAAATAAAAACAAAACACCATCAAAAGGTAAGACTATGTTTGGTTACAATGTCTTAGGCTTTGGTGCCGGTGGAACTGCAGGACCTTATAACATTGATTTTTTAATTGTTGCTGGCGGCGGCGGAGGCGGGAGTGTCGGCGGCGGCGGAGGGGCTGGAGGATTTAGAAAATTTACAAGTCAAGAGATCGCAAGGGGAGAGACTTTAAGTATAACAGTTGGAGCAGGTTCCTCAGGTGGTAGTAGCTTTGGAGCAGGATCGGACGGAAACAACAGTCAGATATCAAGTGATAGTTTAGGAACCATTGCGTCTGCGGGCGGCGGAGGCGGAGGCGCTTTCGTAGCGAATGGACGAGATGGAGGTTCAGGATCTGGTGCTGGTTGTAAGAACGGACCTGGAACTTTATCAGGAGGATCAGGAAACACTCCTAGCACATCTCCAGCTCAAGGTAATGATGGTGGAGACACTTCATTTGCAACTTCTCCTGGAGGGGAAGCTGGGTCTGGCGGCGGAGGCGCTGCAAACGCTGGTGCTGATAGAGTAAGTGGAAATGGAGCTGTTGGAGGAAATGGAACTGCAGATTCAATAACAGGTTCTTCTGTTACTTACGCTGGAGGCGGCGGTGGCGGTGCAAGAAACAACCAAGGAACTAATGGTGGTGCTGGAGGAAATGGTGGCGGCGGAGCCGGACAAAGAAATTCCGCTGGAACCGCAGGAACTGATGGGCTCGGAGGCGGAGGCGGCGGAGGAGCCTACGTTAACTCTGGAAACACTACTGCTGGCGGAGACGGAGGAGACGGTATTGTTATTTTAAGAATGTTAACAGCAGATTTTTCAGGGAGCACAACTGGAAGTCCTAATGTAGCAACAGACGGAGATCATACTGTTGTTTCATATTCAGGAAACGGAACCTACGTCGGATGATTAAAAAATATTTTGCAAAACTTGATGAAAATAACATAGTAACAGCTGTGAATGTTGTTAATTTAGAAGACAACGCTTCTGAAGAAGACGGTGTAAATTTTTTAAAAAATTTTTATAATGAACCAAACTCTGTTTGGAAAATGACTGATAAAAAAACAAAATTAAATGTTCACTCTGATGGAGGAACACCTTTTAGAGGTAATTTTGCAGTGGTAGGTGGTAGTTGGGATAATGTTAATAATGTTTTTTGGGGTCTAAAACCTTATAATAGTTATCTTAAAGATAACTCAAATTATGGTTGGAAAGCTCCTGTTGAATATCCTTCAATTACACAAAATGCAGATGAACATTTATATTTTATTTTTTGGGATGAAGAAAACATAAGATGGCACGCAGATTTATATAGTGTAACTAACCCTGATTATAATGAAAATGGACCTGATACTAGACCTTATTTAAAATCAGAAACAGTTTATTATTGGAATCCAGACAACTCTACTTGGAACGAAATTTAAATTATTTTATAAATAATTAAAATTAATTACTATTCTTGTATCAGTGTCAGTTTGAGAAATAGCTTTATGATATAAAGTAGAATCAAATGTTAATAATCTATTCTCTACACATTTAATTTTTTTATTATCTTTTTTAAATTGAGTGCAACCGTTGTTGGTGTTTACATAAAAAATAGCTGTTGTATTTTTAAAGTTCTCTATGTCAATGTGGTACTTAGAAAAATTACCTTTTCTATTTAATATTAAATTAGCCCTTATATTAATTAAAGTAGTAGGATTCATTATGTTTAGTATAGGTTTTAAAATGTTAAAAAAATCAGAATTAATTTTTTTATCGTGAAAAAAAGAATGAGTTAAATAAGAGGAGTCATTATCATTTCTTTTTTGACTCTTAGCATAGTACCAAGGAAAATTATTAGACATTAATATACCTTGTAGTTCTGTTAAATTCTTCTTTCTTAAAACATTATCCTTTACATTTTTCATAAAAACTTGTAGTGTATAATACATAAAAAAGAATGAAAGTAAATGACAGATAAACCTATAATACATTCTATTTTTCCAATACCTATTTATACAACAAAAATGAATAGAGGATTTACAAAACAAGAATTACAATTTGTAAAAGAACAAAAAAAACATTGCATAAAAAATCAAGGTAATATTAATACAAAAGATAATTATATATTAAATAGAAAACAATTTAAAAATATAAAAAAGTTTTTAGATAAATGTTGTAAAGATTATTTAGATACAATTATTTGCCCTAAAAATAATGTAAAACTTTATATAACTCAATCTTGGTTAAACTATACTGAAGCTAATCAATATCATCACCGACACGAACATCCTAATTCAGTAGTGTCTGGAGTATTGTACTTCGATTCAGATATAAAAAATGATAAAATACTTTTTACTAGTAGCAAAGGTTATCAACAAATAAAACCTGAAATAGATAATACAAAATGGAATTTATGGAACTCTGGTACTTGGTTTTTTTCTGTAGAAACAGGTAATTTATTTATGTTTCCATCATCAACCACTCATCAAGTAGAGAGTAAAAAAGGGACTAATACTAGAATAAGTCTAGCTTTTAATACTTTCTACAAAGGGACTGTAGGATCTAATTCTGAATTAACGGAGTTAACCTTTTAAATGAAAGTAAATAAATTTATTAATAGTAAAATGGAAAGACCTTTAGTTTTTGTAAAAGGGAAACTTTCTTTACCTTTTAATTATTTTATAAAAGAAATAGAAAAAGGCATTGCAGCAGAAAACAATGAAAACTTTAAAACTAATTTAATTAGTCAAATGACTAATTATAAATATTTTAATAATGATAAAGAGATGATTAAATTATTATTACCAATCTTTGATTTAATAGAAAAAAATAATTTAAATGATAATGATCGTTTTATTTTAGCAGATTCATGGGGTTTTAAAATGAGTTTTTCTCATCAAACAAAAAAACATAGACATTGTTCGTCGATGTTAGGAGGGGCCATCATGTTAAATAAACACCCTCAAAAATTATATTTTCCTGAAATAAATGAAGAGGTAGAATCAAATCCAGGAAATTTTGTTTTATTTTCAGGATTTTTAAGTCATTACAATAATAGAAATACTAGTGATGATATAAGATATGGTTTAAGTTTTAATTTAAACTATGGTAATACATAAAAAAGAATGAAAGATTTTATTTTTTTAAATAGTCTGCCACGTGCAGGTAATACTTTGTTAGGGTCTATTATTAATTCAAATAAAAATGTAAGAATGACAGCAAATTCTGTTTTACCAGAAATATTATTTAAATTAGAAAATATAAAAAAATCTTCTATCTATTTAAATTTTCCTGATGAAAAATCTTTTGATAATGTCCAGAACTCCATATTTATTAATTATTATAAAGATTGGAAATGTAACTGTATAATAGAAAGAGGACCATGGGGCACCCCAGATAATTTAAATATTTTAAAAAATATATTTGATAATCCAAAATTTATATTATTAAAAAGACCTTTATTAGAATGTATCTGTTCCGTTGTTTTACTTTATAAGATAAAAAAAGAAGAAACTTATTTCTTTGTTGAAAATATGTTGATGAACAAACAAGGTATGATAGGTCAATGGTTATGGGGAATTGAAAACATAGTTAAACAAAATTTAAAATATGAAATATTTTACTACAAAGACTTAGTGTGTAAAACAGATAAATTTCTAAAAGAACTAAGTAGTTTTATAAACACCCCTGTAAAATTACCTAAAAAATTAAAACAATTTACGGTCAACAACGTTATTTATAATGATGAGATTTTAGATAACAAAAACTTTCACAAAATAAAAACAACTAAATTAGTGTATAAAAAGTATGATGTAAAAAATATTTTAAATAGTAAGTTAATAAAGAAATATAAAAATGAAGAAATATACTTTTAACAGCATTATATTAAAAGACAAATTTAAATATCATAATGAGATTAAAAAAGATCTGTTAAAATTAATAATTAAATCAGATGATAAAAAATGGATTGATAAAGACCAGTATTTTAATGACGATTTATTAAAAACAGATTGGCCTTTAGCTGACAATGCTAATAGAGAATGGGTTAAAAAACATAAAGATAAATTTATAAGTCAATTTAATGTTTTTGCTAATGCGTTAGGTTATCAAAAAGCAACACTAATAAAAATATGGTATCAAAGATATGGTTATCAACAAACACATGGTTGGCATACTCATTGGGGTAATTACACAGGAGCATATTATTTAGAGTTGCCTAAAAATGCCCCAACAACAGAATTTCTTTATTGTAATAATTTAGAAAAATCTTTTACTATTAATGTTAAAGAAGGAGATTTAATATTTTTTCCATGTCATTTTATACATAGATCACCCAAATCAAAATCAAAAAAAATTAAAACTATTATATCTTGGAATTTAAATTTTGATCATGTATTAGAGTTTTATATTAAAGATAGAGAAAAGATAAAAAAATATGAATGATTATAAATTACCAAAACATTCTTTTATTAAGGGTTGGTTTATTGACTCAAAAATATGTGATAATCTAATTAAAGCTTTTAAAAAACTACCTCAAGCAGTTAAAGGTCAAGGCATAACTTATTCAACATCAAATAAACCGGTTACAAACAAAGCAATAAAAGATTCAATAGATTATTGTTTTTATCCTCAAACAGGTATTAGTCCTTTTTATGAATATGAAATGGCTTTGCAAGAATGTTTAAATGATTATATCAAAACATATCCTATGATAGATCATTTACCTAAATTTCGTGTGATAGAAAAAATAAATATTCAACACTATAAACCTAAAGGTGGTTTTAAAATTTGGCATTTCGAAAGAAACAACAGCAGTGTTTTAAAACGAACATTTGTTTTTATGACGTATTTAAATGATGTGCCTGATGGAGGAACAGAATTTTTATATCAAAAAATAACTACACCTGCAAAAAAAGGTCTAACATTGATATGGCCTAGTGATTGGACACACACTCACAGAGGACAGATATCAAACGAACATGAAAAATACATTGCTACCGGCTGGTATAGTTTAACGGATGAATGACCATAATTAAAAAATTTTCTAAAAATTTAAATAATATTGAGTATCCCAAAGAAAAATGTTCCTGGAATATAGCTGGTATTTTGAAAGGAAAAAACGCTTTTTATAAATATGATGTAAGAAATATGTTTAAGATGTCAGATGGAGATTTAGGTAAAAAAGGTAGAACAGACTCTAAAGCAGATAAAATGGTCTTTGAGGCTGAGAAAGAATGGCTTATTTTAGATATGGAAGAGTTGACGTCTTATATAAAAAAGAAACAGTTAAAAGTGGTGCAATTAGAAGATTTGATATCTGAACTGGATTGGAATATAATACTACCAAAATATTAAAAAAGTTAATATAGTGAGCCACTATGCTACAAAAAATAGGTTTTCAGCCAGGTATTAATAAACAAATCACACCCACAGGAGCAGAGGGTCAATGGGTAGATTGTGACAATGTAAGATTTAGGTACGGTACACCTGAAAAAATAGGTGGCTGGAATCAATTAGGTAACGTTAATGAGAATGAGCTAACAGGGGCAGGCCGTGGCCTACATCACTTTGTTAACAGTTTGGGTAGAAGATATGCTATTATTGGCACAAACAGAATTTTATATGCTTTCTCTGGTGGTGTGTTTTATGACATACACCCTATTAAATCTACAACAACGCTTACTAATGCGTTCACCACGACCAACGGATCACCGACTGTTACAATAACTTTTAGTGGTGCTCATGGTATAAATCCACAAGATATTATTTTATTAGACAATTTTACCGCAATAACAAATTCTAATTTTGGTGCCTCTGATTTTGACAATAAAAAATTTATGGTGACCTCTGTCCCCACAACAGAAACAATTACAATTACAATGCCATCTAATGAATCAGGGTCTGGTGCAACAACATCAGGTG